AAACCACTCAGTCAACTCCTGGCTGTCTGTCTCAGCCAGGAGTTGCTTTACCGTCTTGCCGAGCGCGAGAGCTAGTTTGAAGTAGAACCTTCGCTCTGGTCGCTCGGCGAATCTTTTCCCAGCGCATCAACGTCCTCGCTGCGGAACGCATTGAAAGACCATGCCTTGTCGAAAAGACGATTGATAACGGCCGAGGACTTCTTGCCGAGGTCGGCCACTTCCTTGTCCGTAAACAGCCGCTCGCCGTTTTCGTCGCACAGCGTCAGCACGAGGAACCGCGGCCGGAAGTTCTTCATCTTCTCGCTCGCATAGGCATCCTCGAAGAGGTCGCGGTCGGTGCCAGAGAGCGTCTTGATGTAGATGTCGCCGTTCCACTCTGGGACGTGAACCTTCTCAGTCTTAGTGTCCGCTGCCGAAAGAATCGCCGCTTTTGTCAGTGCCATCATTACTCCTGTTAATTATCTGCATAATCAGTCAAAACAAATCTCGCAGTGCCGCGGATTACATCAGCCACCCGCGCCTCCATCGTTGCGCTCTCACACAGCGCCTTTAAGGACGATCCGACGGCTGCCGTCCCCGTGATCGACAAGTCTCCGTATGTCCCGACGAGCGTCGTCGGGTCGACGACACCAAGCACGTCGATCTCAACGGTGCCTGGGGATAGTACGTCGCCGGTCTTTACCATCTGCATTCGGCCGAGGACATCGTCAACATCCGTCATGTTGACAATTTCCGGCTGCGGCGAGGTCACGCGAATGGCAGTGACCGTGTAGGCCGTGCCGTTGAAGGTAAATGTCGTGCCGTTCGCAAGCAGCATGGAACTCGCCGCCTAACTTGCGCTCGTGTACGCGATATTCGCTGAGTACCGTGCAATGTCTGCGACTTGAAATGTCTCGGAGACATTGAGCACGGTGCAGTTCGACAGCACGATTGGAAACGATCCCGTGATCGTCACTGTGCCGTTCGCACCGGCCACGAGCGAACCGCCGATGTAGTCGATCTGCACGGTGTTTCCGCCGCCGGAGCCGGCGGGCGCCGCCCACGTCAGGAGGGTTGGCTCCTCTTTGTCGGCAGGGGATTCGAGGGAGGCAACGGAGATGCGGGGGGAGTTGTCGCCGCCACCAGACGAACTAACAGACACTCTTGTGACTGTCAGCTTTGTGCTGTTCCAATTTACGCTCGTCCCTTGAGAAAGAACTGCCACGAGACTTGCTCCTCAAGTTGTAAACGAGATACTGACCGAACCGCGAACTAAGTCTCCGACGGCTGCGCCGGCCGTTGAGGAGACTACCGTGGCTGCGGTCGAGCTGATGCTGAATGGGCCAGCGATCGTCAGGGCGCCAGACTTGCCTGCCGTGAACAATGCACCGCCGAAAAAATCAACATCGACTGTGTTCGGAGCGCCGCCGCCAGTCGGCTGCCAGACTGGTAGGTAAGGCTCCTCAAAGCGAAGCGTGGCGGTGCCGTTAGCCTGCGTGATCAGCGAGCCCAGGTTCGCGACGGAGACTCGCTGCCTGTTGTTGGCAGTAGAGTTCTTATTGACAGTTATCCGCGTGATCTCGCTGATGCCAGTCCCGCCGTCAAACGTAACGGTACATCCACCCGTGTATAGGGTTGCCATCTACAATCCCCTTACTGATTCAGCACTAGGCAACGCGGAAGGTCGCGCTACCAGAAACAAGGGCGCCGACGGAGCCGCCGATGCTGGCCGACGCGACGGTCGCGTTGCCGCTGAAGGAGAACGGCCCGCTGATGGCGAGTGCGCCAGACGCACCTGCGGCGATGATGACTGACGAGATGTAGTCGACCTGCACTTCGCGATCAGTCGCGAATCCGCCGACGAACTCACGACGGCCGTTAGGGCCGATGCCGAGGTGCGTGCCGTCGATGAGGTCTTGCGTGTCATTGACCTGAACCGAAGTAACGGTGAGGTTGGAGCCGCCGAACGAGAAGGTGAGTCCCTGTGCGGAAATGCCAGCCATTTGTTTGCGCCTCCTTGCGCCGAAATCTTGTCGTGTAGGTTACGAGGTGGCTTCTTCCCACCTGATCTGGAACAACTGTCGCACTTCGTAGGCCGGTGGGAGTTGAGCCCCGACGGCCGTCGGATCGAGGAAGTCGTCCGTTTCGGACATCAGCCTCATATCTTGTATTGTAGCCCCAGCGAGTGTGCCGGTGTGTCCATCCAGAGCGAGACGCACCTCGTCGGCGAGTTCCCTCGCGCCGTCGTAGGAGAGTGCCCACGAGGCAATCTGGAGGTTTACAAGCGGCATGAACATCGGCCCAGACAGATGACTTTCGCGGGTGATGTTATTCCGCTTGTAAATACAGAACGGGAGCGTCGCATTCTTCGGGACAGCGATGGGGTAAATCTGGAGGCCGATCAGCCTCGCGACCCCAGGGGAGGATGCCAGTTTCAGGTAGACGTGTTTCTCTGGGGAGATCAGCATGGTCAGCCTCCGCGGGCGTTGATTTCCTTCTCAAGGGCCGACCGCAGGATGGACAGGCACTGGCTGGCGTTTTCTCGGATAGTGTGCTCCATCAAATGCAGCGGCTTCATGGGGGCGATCGTATCGCCGGGGGCGAGCGTGATCGGGTGCTGCTCGCCGCTCTTGCCGTCCTTGCCAAGCATGAAGTCCTTTGAATATCCAGCCTTGCCGCCGCCCTGCCGCGAGGGCTCGTCGATGGAGCCCATCAGGAAGTAGTACCCACGCCCCATCGACGCGAACTGGTCGTTGTTGAACGACCCAGCCTTTGTCATGCGTCGGTTGATCATCTGGTGGACGTTGACGTAATTTCGGCGGCCCTTCGTGCCGGGGCGGCGCCGGCCCGTTCCGAACTCAACCAACCAAGCGTGATTTCCACTGCGTCGGTCTGGCGTGGAGCCGACTGGGCCGGTCTGCCTTGGCCCGACGACCACGACGGCACCGTCTGCATAGTCCTTGTATTTCCTCGTTACCGACGCGGCCAAGTTGCCGGTGGCCTCGTGTCGCCTGGCCTTGTTGCGGTACTCGTTCGCGATCGGGTCGCTGGCCTTCTTGACTGCCTTGCGGAGGATGCCGGGGACAGTGGCTGCTGCGGCGAGGCTGCGAAGCGTCCTAACCAAGTCGCGGGCACCCGCAGTCTGGACGGTGACGAACTGGTTCGCCTGCTGAACGGCTGTGCTGCCGTCGTCGAATTCGCGGGGTTCTCCGATGCCCTGTTCAATCGCCATCACTGCACCTCGCGGGCGAGAATCTCGAGCGATGTCATGCCGTCGCGGTCGGTGACGCTCGCTATCTCCATAGTACGACCCCGCCAGACGATCCTGTGGGTATGCAGAACGTCGCTGCGGTGCCGGATGCGGATGCGGTGGCTGGCGATCACGTTGGCTTGCTGGGCCTGGAGGATGTCCCGCGTCGACAGGCCGTCCACGCTGGCCCAGACCGTCGCGATGGTCGTGTCCCAGTTGAGCGTCGTTTCGCCGGACGGGCTGCGGACTTCTGCCGGAGCCTTGATCGTCACGCGGTCACGCATCCTGCCGATGATCATGTGACGCTGCCCTCGCCGATCAAGACGATGTCGTAGGTGCCGCCGGCCGTGCCGGTGACGGTGACAGTCCCCGTCGCCATGCCGGTGGCCGTTGGGTCGATCTGGACGTATGCGCCGCCGGCAGCAATTGCGACGCCGCCCGCCGGGAACGGCGTCCCCGCCAGCGAGATCGCGAGCGATGCGTGGCTATTGCGGACGTAGATGGCCTTTGCAGCCGTGATCGCCACGCTCACCGCCGCCCCGTCGCGTGTGTCGGCGAGGCTGGCGAGGTTCAGCGTCTGGCTGGAACTGGCGAGCGTCCGCGTGCCGCTCCAGACGACCTGTGCCTGGTTCGCTGACGTGCCGTCGGTGAGGCTCGCCGAATACGACGCAGGCGTGGCCCGCAGGGTCTTCGACAAGTCGCCAGTGCTCGTCTCGTGGGCGAGGATCGAAAGCAGAATCTGGGCGTTGAGTGCCATGCTAGGTTCCCATCACATAGATTTCGTAGGACTGGCCGCTGATGCCGCCGATGCGGAGAATCGACCCGCCGGAGGTCGTCGCGAAGCCAGATGAATTCGGGCAGGAAAGCAGGATCGCACCGCCCTCGCGAATCGGGTAGCCACGGAGGGTCAGGCTCCCCAGGTTGATCATGGGCGAGAAGTTCCAGCTCGTCGTGTCCTGACGGAACGTCGTGAACTGCGAACCCGTCCACCCTGCCGTCATGGCGATTTGATTCGTCGTGGACAGATTCTTGATGCAGAGAACCTTCACTGTGGAAATGCCGATCGTCGAGAAGTCGACTTCGTCGTAGCCGATGTCTGAAAACACACGCCGGTCGCTCCAGACCGTCGTGCAGTCGCCGACATCGAACGAGAACTCAATCGGGTTCTCAGTCAGCGCAGTCGTCAGCCCGCTCTGCGATTGCAGGCGGGCCGAGACGTTTGCTCTGACTGTGGCCGTGAGGCTCATCGGTAGCCGCCCCAGCCGCTCGCCGCCAGCAGCGTTTCAAACGTCTGCGGGACAGGCAGCACCTGGCTGTAGCCCGTCACCACCGGCTGCCGCATTTCGTACCAGTGGGCCACGAGGAGCATGATCAGATTCCTGACCGTCTGCGGGACGCTCGAGCCGCTGGCACCGTAGCCGGCCGTCCAGCGAACCGTGACGCTGTTCTCGTCACCACGCACCGCCGGCCAGACGCCCTCGTAGAGCGGGTAGATACGCCCTGGCGTCGCGTAGGCGTCGACCTGGAAGGCGTTTGCCGCGCTGGTGATCGTCTGGTTGGCTCCGGCCTCGTCGCGGTACACGACGGTTACGGTGGCCGCCTGCATCGGTGGCCTGGGGAGGATGATTTCCCAGAGCGGGAACGTGTCGTAGCGGGCCTCCCAGACCTGGGTGATCATGCTGATGTCGAGCACGTTCTCGACGTACTCGCGGGCCGCCGTGATCAGGCTGGTCAGATAGGCGTCTTCGTCCGTCGTGTCGACGCGGCACTGAATCTTGGCCTCGGCGAGCGTCACCGGCTCGACGGCGGGCTGCGAGTACCGCGTCAGGCTGCGATAGGCCGTCAGGGTGCTGTTTGGGTGCTCTGGAGAGCCGTAGGTGATCGTGACTGTCATTTCACTCGCTTCCTTGCTTGCGTCGTCACAGCGGCCTTTTCGGTACGTTCCTCGATGGCTGCGGCCTCAACGGCCAACTCAGCCATCCCGCGGGCGATGTAGATGCGGGCCATACCGTCGCCCCAATCAAAGACCTGCCCGATGCGGTAGCCGCCGAACGACTTGGTGATGCGAATCTTCATGAGATGAACCCCCAAGCGTTCTCTGGTGGCTTGTGGCTATTCCAGAACTCCGTGGTGTGCTGCTGAATCTTGCCGCCCTCGACCGTCCGGCTGGGCCAGGTGATCATCAGTTCGGCGTGGCCGACGCTGACGTGGGTTGCGATGCCCAACTTGTTCCCGGCGCGGCTGAACGATTTCCAAAAGCCGATATCTTCATCTTCGTGGCCGCCATCGAATTCGCCCTTCTCGTTGGCCTTGGCGATGAACCACGGCTTGGGCATCTTCTTGATCGCCGCCGTGCGGATGAAGGTGCAGCCAAAGTGAGCCGTCTCGACGTGCTGCACCGGCTTCGAGAACCAGTCGTCATGGACGCTGGTCTGCTCCTCTGGCGTTACGCCCGGCAGGGCGAACATGACCGCGTTGGCTTCACGCTTGGTCTGGAGGGGCGCGAT